CTGCCGAACAAGGCGTGCAAGAGTATGTGGCCAACGTGATTCAAGCTGTTCAACAAACTGCTACTGTTGCAATGTATCAAGTTGATACAGTGGGCGGCGTTGGCGTTATCAGCTTTGCTACATACCCAACAGGTGCTTTTGGTAACTCAGCTGCCAATCCACCTTCTACAACCAGCACAGCAATCTTCTTGGCTGCTGCTAACGTGACTTACACAGGTATTCAATTGGATACTTGCCAGAGCTTGGGCTTCAAACTAGCTGCTTCTTAATCTAAAGTAAAGTGTAAACTTTATACCCCGGAATTAAAAACTCCGGGGTTTTTCTTTGTCGTTAAATACCTGCAGAATGAATATATTATGCAGGACTCTATTTGATTGCACATGCACTGGCATCACCGGTCACTTTCGCTCAAGTCAAGTGCCATATCCTGATCGCACAGGTCGTTTGATAAACGATATCAACGACTGGAATCGTGCTAGAAATCAACATCGCAACTGGGAAACTATCATGCAAATGATCAGCCTGCGAGCCCAACCAACTATTGTAAAAGAACCACAGTGTGTTGATGGTGTGTGGCAGTTTGAATTCAGTGTGGAAACACCCGGTGTTTATTCTGTTAATAATGACATTGACAATCTTGACGGCTTGCTGAGTGAATGTGCAGGCATACCAATGGTTGTGGGATTAGATGAATCTATTACCATTGATCCCAGTTTGATTGTAACTGGGCCCGATCAAAACTTGTGGTTCGAAACCATAAATAAATGACTTGGAGTAATAATGGCTGATACAACTGATATCGAAAAGAAAAGTCTAGAAGCACACGTTGAATTGTGTGCAGAGCGGTATCGCCTGCTTGAAGTCAAGCTGGAATCAATGGATGAAAAAATCACCACTCTTTTCAATGTAATAGCCGAACTGCGCGGCATGCTACAAGCTAGCAATGCCAAAAACAACGATAGAATAATCAGTTGGGGTGTGGGTATCATTGTTACCCTTGTGGGTGCGTTAGGCTGGGCGGCTGCACATTTGATTAAACTATGACTCGAGAACAAAAACTAGAACGCTGGGCCGAACGTGAAGTTCGTCGCAATATACACAACATGATTGTGGACGATGAATCAGGTGGATATGTGGCATTTGGTCGATATCATTTGCGTCCGGCACATCAGTCTTTTGAAGTGTACAGCACAAGCAATGATTTAATAGGTATTTTCAGCAACAAACGTACTGCAATCAGCTGGTGTGTGGCAGACAAACACAATCAGCTGAGACTGGCACAAAGCATTAAAACTTTAGACACCAAAAAACAAACTCTGTCAGCAGACATATACTGTAGACGTCAAGTGGCTGATAGAAGCCGCAATAATGGATTTAGCGAAGTGGTACTAACTAAGTTACAGCCCAAGGTTCAACAACATGCCCTGGTGGATCAGGAACTTGAAAAATGTTTAAATTCGGCTAAATATATACAACTTAGGGGATTCCAAAATGAAACTGCAAGAACTAGCGGCAACCAAGCCAACTAAACAAATAGCCCGTGTATTTGAGAGCTATTTTGGCTCACGCATGAAGTTTGACCAAATCACTGGCAAACAAGCTCAACAAATGTTGAAGCGTGTGCGTGGCGTACTAGGCGAAACTCGTCGTCAACCTTCGTTCCATCAGAGCGAACGCAATCCAGCTTATCTCAAGCTGTTGATGGTAGAACAGGCACTGACTGCTAGAATCAAAGAAGACATGATGCCTGCGGCTCCAGCTGCTCCTGGCGCTCCTGCTGCACCTGGCGCTCCTACTGCTGCTCAAGCCGCTGGCACAATGACCAAGAACATTCAAAAGTTCAAAGATCCTAAAGTTGCAACAGCACTGCAAAAAGCTTCAAAGGGGCAAAGTCTCACACCAGACGAACAAAAACTTGTAGCCGGCGCTGCTCTCATGCAAGCCGAAAGCCGTTTGCGCCGTGCTTATCGCATGCTAAAAGAATCAGAAGTGCAACAAGCTCAAGTGGTGTTGGCTGCACAAGACATGGTTGACAAAATGCAATCCATGTTGGAAGACGCCAGCGAAATGCAATTCAAAGAACTGCCTGCCTTGGTCGACTCAATCAAGAATCAAGTGGGCATTGATCAAGCTGCTCAATTCAACACAGATGCCACAGCCGCACTTACAGGCCTGGTGCAAAACTTGCAAGGTGCCAAGCAACAGCTTGATCAAGCACTTGGTGTGGTAACTGGTACAACACCTCCACCGGACGCTGGTATGGCTGCCATGGGTGGCGCACCCACACCAGGTGGCGAAATGGCTGCTGCCGGTATGGATGATCTAGACGCTGCTGCCGCAGCCGCCGGTGATGAGATTGCGCCTCCTCCTGAAGAGCCAGCACCTGTTCCACCAGCCGCACTTGGTCGCGCCAAGAGATAATGCGAATTGACGAAGTTGAATCCACAAACGCTGGAGCTGACCCTAACAAACTGGTAGGGTTGGTCAACTTTCTTGCAGGTCGAGCAGACGACACAAATGCTCAAAAACAAATCAGCCAAAATGCGTTTATTTCCGCAGCTCAAAGTTTAGGCATCCCTATTACCAACCAAAATCTTGGCGACATCATAAGCCAACCTCCACTAAGTGGTGTGTTGGAACCGCTAGATCCAAATTCTGGCATGGTCACATTCAAAGGTGCCGACATTGGTCCAGAAAAACTGTCAGTACAACAAAGTCAACAAGTGGTAAACAAAATGGCCAAATCGGCCATGAAACGCCCAATGTGATCAGTCAACTGAATGTTGACACAAGGCGTTAAATATAGTATACTATGCTGTAGGAGGCCCGTATGAAAAAACTCATTGCTCTCTCATTATTGACTTTGGCTGTTTCAGCTCAAGCACAACATCACCACCATCATAGACATGGTGGAAACTGGATTGCACCAGTGATTGTTGGTGGAGTGATTGGATATGCATTAACACGCAACTATAACGAGCCTGTTTACAACTATGGTTATGTTCCTCCACCAGTGGTGGTGGTCCAACAGCCAGTACGAGCCAACTGCACACCTTGGACTGAAACCCAACATGCAGATGGTACTATTACTAGAACTAGAACATGCCAATGAAACACTGGAAAGCCTACGTCAAATACACTGATGATATTGGTGTATTAAAACAGTATGTTGCCACAGTGGCAGCAGAAAATCAGTTTGAAGCTATTAACAAGTTCAAACAGAAATATGGTTTAGAGTGTTTGATAGGTTGGATTGAGGAAACAAAATTATATGGCTTACAGTCAGCAGGTTATTGATCATTATGAAAATCCACGCAACGTGGGTAGCTTTGCCAAAGACGACACAGATGTGGGAACTGGTATGGTTGGTGCGCCGGCCTGCGGCGACGTTATGAAACTGCAAATCAAGGTACAAGATGGCATCATTACAGACGCAAGATTCAAAACCTACGGATGCGGCAGTGCGATTGCCAGCAGTTCTCTCGTTACCGAGTGGGTTAAAGGCCGGACGCTTGACGAAGCGGCAGCTCTTAAAAATTCAGAGATTGCTGAAGAACTCGCGTTGCCACCAGTCAAAATCCATTGTTCAATCCTTGCTGAAGACGCCATCAAAGCCGCAGTAGAAGACTACAGAAAGAAGCATGATCTCTCTAACTGATCGTGCGTACACCAAAGTAAAACGACTCCTGCAAGCCAAAGACTATGCTGGCATCCGCCTTGGGGTAAAAACCACAGGTTGCTCTGGCCTGGCGTATGTGTTAGAATACGTACAAGAATACAAACCTTCAGATTCTGATATCAACTATGCCCAACCAGACTTTGTGGTGTTAGTTGATAAGAAAAATGAAGTGTATCTCAAAGGTGTCACAGTAGACTACGTGCGTCAAGGCCTCAATGAGGGCTTTGAATTTATCAATCCCAATGAACGCGACCGCTGTGGTTGCGGAGAAAGTTTTAGAGTTTAACTTGTATAACCCAAAATTTGATTATCAGCCCATACCCAGGGTCACAATAGACGGTAAAAGATTCTACGCCACGCCAGACGGCAACAAGTTACCCAGTGTAACTACTATACTAGACAAAACCAAAAGTGAAGAAAGCAAAGCTGCTTTACACAACTGGCGGCGAGCAGTAGGTGCAGAACGAGCACAGGCCATTACCACAGAAGCTGCCAATCGCGGCACCAGAATGCACACCTATCTTGAAAAATACATCAAGGAAGGTGCCATACCTGCTCGTGGATCAAACCCATTTTCGTGGCCCAGTCATATCATGGCCGAAGAAGTGGTCAAGCATGGATTGAAAAATGTCAGTGAATTCTGGGGCATCGAAGTACCATTATACTTTCCCGGCGTATATGCAGGCACAACAGATGGCGCAGGTATACATTGTAATGAAGAATCTATACTGGATTACAAACAAACCAACAAGCCCAAAAAACGCGAATGGATTGACGACTACTTTGTTCAACTGTGTGCATACGCAGAAGCACACAACGAACTGCATGGCACACGCATTAAAAAAGGCGTAGTTTTAATGTGTGTAAAACCCGACTTGGACGCAAATCACAACATTATAGGTCAGCCCAAATACCAAGAGTTTGTGCTGGAAGGGGCTGAATTTGAAAAATATCGCACCATGTGGTGGAAAAAGGTTGAACAGTTCTACATGCTAAATATGTGATACCTCAAGGAATCACACTGTGGCAATTGTACAAATATCACGAATCACCAACCGTAAAGGTCTACAAGACGATCTTCCGCAACCATTAGCACCTGCTGAACTTGGCTGGGCAGTAGATACACGCCAATTGTATATCGGACCTGGCACACTAGCCGAAGGATCGCCAGATGAATATAACAATGTAGAAATTCTTACAGAATATTCAGATATTCTGGCCACTCAAACAGCGTACACTTATTCTGGCCTTGCTGCCACTGGCTATGCGGCACAAACTGGGCCTACTCCCGGATCTCCTGTGAGTCAAAGTTTACAAAGTAGACTGGATAGCTATTGTGTGGTAACTGATTTTGGAGCCACTGGGGATGGTGTCACAGATGATACTGCGGCAATCAACCGTGCTCTTTATCAATTGTATTGTGTACAATCAAACCCACAAATTCGCAGAAGTTTGTTTTTCCCAGCTGGTAGTTACGTAGTTACTAATACCATCCTAGTGCCTCCATATGCTATGTTATATGGCGAAGGTCCTAAAAGCAGCACTTTGAACTTTTTTGTCTCTACATGGACTAATACAGTGCCTTATGCCGCAGGTGTGTTAGTAAAGTCTGGATCATATAATGCTGGATCGTTAGTTGCGGGCAGAACCTACACTATTGTCACCGTTGGCAACACTAACTTTACAGCAATCGGAGCATCTTCAAACACTCCGGGTGTGACTTTTACCGCTACAGGAGCAGGAGCAGGAACAGGAACAGTTACACAATATTTTAGATCAAACTTTGCAGTGCCTGCCGGAACTGCATTGACTGCTACTATTGAAGGCCAATACTACTGGGGCAACTTGACCACTGGTGCAGCCAACAGTTTACCAGACTACATAATGCAAACAGCCAGCAGTACACAACAAACTGGTGTTAACATTGTGAGTCCATTTGAGCCACAAAACATTTTGGTATCTAACATGCGACTGCTCACTGACCAATTCATGGATGGATTGTTGGTAGAACGTGCTCATGATTGTGCATTTACTAATGTCAGCATAGAAGGTACATTAACTAAAAGCACCTTAACTTCGGCAGCAGACGATAGTGCAGCAGTTCGATGGGCCAGCACAACTTCATTAGTGTCTAATCATATAAACTTTGAAAATTGCAGTTTTAGTGGGTTCACATATGGTACCATCACTGACCAACAGATTGAAGGCATTACAATTTCTAACTGCAAATTTGATACTTTGTATCAAGGCGCATATCTTGGTGGTTCTACTCCTGTTAACGGTGGTCCCACTGGTGTGAGATTGATCACTAACACATTTGACAATATCTATGTAGAAGGTGTTGTGATTGAAAACGTGAGTCTAAACACCACTACCAATAATGTGTTTTATGATGTAGGCAATCATTTTAATGGTACAAGTTCGCCTGCCAGTGCAATCATTGATGTCAAAACAGTCAACAATGTATGTTTGGGAGACATGTTTGAAAGAACCACAGCTCAGGCGGGTGCTCTTTATCCTAGAATCAAACTGAACAACACTGCCAGCATTGCCATGGAAAATGGCTATCAACTGCAACAAGGTACATACAAACGCCAATCAGGTGTGTCATTTACTTTGGTAGATAATGTGGCAGTTGCTGCAGAAATAACCACATTTGATGCAACCGCTGTTGCCGCTGTGCAAATCAACTATACCATAACACGTGGCACCGCTGTAAGAACTGGTGTTTATACCATTGTGCGCGGCACAGATGCATCAGGAACCAATCTCCAAGGTAGTGACACAGGAGTTCAAAACTCTTCTACTGGAGTAACATTCTCTGTTACAGAAAGTAGCAGCACAGTGTCTTGGAAATACGTCACAACCAGCACTGGAGCAAGTGCTATATTAAACTACTCAGTTACCTATCTAGCCTAATGTGGGCCCGTACCTTTGATGCTAGATTGTCCAGCTGGAATCAACTGCGTTCCGCAGTTGCCGTCATGCCAGTTGACCAATGTCTACATGAGATAAATGCCTGGTGGTTCGACACGCCTTGGCGTGCTTACCATTTACACTGGGATGACCAAGCCACGTGGCCTGATCCTTGGCAGTTATTGGACGACAATTTGTTCTGTGGACTTGCAAGAGGACTAGGAATGTTGTATACTATAGCTCTATTGGATCGAATGGATATCCAGGATGCTGAATTAATAGACACAGGTAGCGACAATTTAGTCCTAGTAGAACAAAAGAAATATATATTGAATTGGGACAGAGATCAGTTGTTAAATATCAATCTAACGCCGTTTAACGCCCGGAACCGGCTCAGTCAAGATCAAATAAAAACACAAATAAAGTAGCGAAAAATGAAAAACATAACAGTTGTCAAGCGCAGCGGACAGCGCGAGCCATTAGCATTGGAAAAATGGCAAACCCAGATTGCCAAAGTATGCGCAGGCATAGCAGATGTAAGCCAGAGCATGATTGAGATACGCACACAGCTACACTTTTATGATGGTATCACAACCAAAGAAATTGACGGTATTACACTGCGAGCAATAGTAGACTTGATTGATGTAGAGCAAAATCCTGACGTTGGTCACACCAACTATCAATACGTAGCAGGCAAACAACGATTATCAATGCTACGCAAAGATGTATACGGCTCATACGATCCTCCACACTTGTATGAGATTGTAAAAACAAATGTGGCAACAGGCCTGTACACTCCTGAACTGCTAGAATGGTATTCAGAAGATGACTGGAACCGCATGCAAGGTATGATTGATCATGCCAAGGATGAACAGTATAGTTACGCTGCCATTGAGCAGTTGATTGAAAAGTATCTTGTAAAAAATCGTTCAACAGGAAAAACATATGAAACTCCACAGGTTCGTTACATGGTGGCAGCGGCCACTGTTTTCCACAAGGAAGAACCAAACACAGCAAGGATGCGATACATTAAAGAATATTACAATGCGGCTAGCGATGGTTTGTTTACTCTTGCTACACCTGTGTTGGCTGGTCTTGGCACACCTACAAAACAATTTTCATCCTGTGTTCTTATTCGCTCCGACGACGATTTGGATAGTATCTTTGCTAGTGGTGAGATGATGGCCAAGTATGCCAGCAAGCGAGCTGGCATTGGTTTGGAGATTGGACGACTGCGTCCACTAGGCTCACCCATCCGTGGTGGCGAAATCATGCACACAGGTATGATACCATTCCTTAAGAAGTGGTTTGGTGATCTGCGCTCATGTTCACAAGGAGGTATTCGAAATGCAAGTGCCACTGTTTTTTATCCCATCTGGCATCTTCAATTCGATGATCTTATTGTGCTCAAGAACAATCAAGGAACCGAAGAAACCCGTGTCCGACACATGGACTATGGGGTGGTGCTTTCTGCTTTTTTCTGGCGTAGATTTAAACTCAAACAAAACATCACGTTTTTTGA